TTGAGTAAATATATCAGTTTCGTAACATTAAACCCCTTTCTCTGGCGAAGGGGGTTTATTCGTATATAATAAGTATATAAGTTTTTTACACCCCCTAACATTATGTTTAACTCTACTACTTACGCTTACGGAAACTACAACACATACGGTGAACTACTATTAGACGACTGCAACGTATGGGACTTTGAGTTTCCTCTAACTGCTGAAGAATTGGAAGAAGCAGTAAATGACCAAATCGCACAGGAGGAGGCATACGCTGAAAACCAAATCGCAGATTACTACACCTACTAAGGCAGAGGGGGGCAACCCCCACCCCCTATGGGTTCGTGATGCAGCAGTATACGGTTAACCCCCCCTTGATATATAAAAACGCAAGGTACCATTAAGCTATAAACGACCCAGATCGACCTCCCTATCGAAAACGCAATGGAATTACACAGGGGGTACAGAATTTTTTTCGTGTGTAAAAATGCCCACACAGGATTTGCAAAGAATACGTAAGTACTATATACTGGAAAAGTGAAAAATATGACCCTTATGAAGAAGTACGAAGATTCAAAAGTATTATTGAATACAGATCCAGTTACAAACGAATTTAAGATCACAGTACCAGAATGGGTGGTCAATGAATTTGACTGGTATGAAGACACAGAATTAGTTTGGCACGTTGATGATAGTGGGATTCATATACAG